GTTCCTCTGCTTTAGTTATCCGATGTTGTTGTAAGGTTCAGGAACCCCAAACCTGATACCCGAATATGTTTACTGTTAGCAATTTAAGGCGCTTCGGCGCAATCTGTTGTATACCTATTATTGGTGTAGCTGGCTACTACACCTGGATAACGTTCACATTTTTAACTATTAGTTCCACCTTTATTGGCTCTTTGATGGGTGGAATTTTTATTGTGAAAACATTCGTTCCTAAATGGACCTTCCCAGTCTTATTCCCTGTTGTTAAGGGTACGCTATTTTTCCCTAGATACGTTTATTATCGTGCTACTGGAAAAGATCATAAAGCAGCTGTTGCTGAAATTAAAACCGATGTAATTCTTAAGACCAATGAGGTATTGGTGTTCGGTGCAATTGTTGTTTTTATTGCGTGGATTATTAGGAAGGCATATAAAGTGTATAATAAGGATGAAGAAAAAGATAAAGAAAAAGATAAGGCAGCCATAGCTGAAGCTGCTCGTGTGGAGAAGTGGTACGATGTCATTTGTTTCACTCTTGCTGGTGTTTTGTTACTTATTGGTGAATGGAGTGAAATAGTTGCTGTATTGAATCGTTTTAGAGGCTGGTGGCAAAATGGAAAGTCAATTGTTGCTGGTGCTAAGGCCCTGTCTGGTGGTCTTGGAGCAACAGGTGAATCCGCTGATGTTGTTGCTGAGGTTTCTAAAGACCCTTTTCCTGTCATAAATATGTGTAAGACTTGTAAAAAGAAACCAGCTTTTGGTGGTAATTTTTGTGTTCAACATGAAACTAAAATGAATGCTACTCAACCAGTAACTCGTAGAATGGCTAAAATAGCTCAGCTGTCGGATCAAATTAAAGAGATGAAATCTAATGATCCTGAAAAAGCCAAAATGGTCAACTTGCTGCAAACCTTAAATGAAGAAGTAAATGATAAAGACGATGGATCAGGTATAAGTTTTACAGAAGTTAATGAGCAAAAAGCTGAGTCTTTTGCTGGGTGGATGACTGGTATATTATCAAAAAAAAAACGATATGATCCTTTAGTTTTAGATATTGTTGTTTGGGTTGATAGTCAACTCATGTTTGATAGAACTAAATGTTGTTTTCATGACACAAAACCTTGCAACGCAAGATTGCGGTGTGTTGCTGATTTTAATAGACATTTGTATGCACACATGAAAGGTTATGCTGACGATGATTGGTTGGACACTTTTGTTCAGTATGATTTACCAACTACTAAACATGAAAAATTTGTGCATGATTTGTTTATGGCAATGCAATGTGGCTTGGATATAAGAGCTACTAAAACTTATGTCGCTTACTGTGCTGATAAAGGATTGAAATGTCAAGAAAAAGATTTAAATGATGCTACATTGGAAGCTGACAATTCAGTTAAGTATGATTCTGAAGTCATTGAAATGCGAGCTGAATTGGAGAATTTCCTTCCTAAAGCTGGGTTGGTTATCTTGGCTGTCGCATTGTTGCTTGGAGCTTATTATTTTAATAAATTTTTGCAAAGAAAAAAGATGGCTGATAAGCTGTGTATTTATGATAGTGATTGTAAATCTAAAGAATGTCCTTTTAAACATAGCGATAAGATCATTAATAAAGTTGTTGATGTTAAGGATGTTTTTTCTATTGAGGCTATTGAAAATAATAAGAAACCAGTTGGGGATAAGCTGGGAGCGTTAGCTGATGCTATGTCAACGGCTAAGATTGATAGTAGTATTCCAAATGACACCTGTCCGCATTATTCTTGGTGGGGTCAGTGTGTTAAAGTCAAATGTCCGCTCAGACATGGTGGCTCCAAATTGTCTCAGATTCAGGTGAGAAATAGATTATCCAAAATTACTATGTTTTGTATGTTCGGTCCGTCTTGTAGGCAAAAAGAAGTTTGTCCTTTTCAACATAATGATAAAGTTTACAAGACTCCTGAGAGTGCGATGCAATCTCATTTAAATACTGAAAGTGCTAAACTTAAAATGTTAGAGGCCAAGATGATTGAATTAGAAAAGCGAAAAGATAAATTGGTAAAGGAAGATTTTCCAACTACAGTCTCTAAGCCAAAACCAAGGCAAATTTGTTATAATTTTAGAGACAGAGGAAAATGTCCATTTGGTGAGAAGTGTCATTACTCTCATGACATAGGTAAACCTAAAATGGACCTTAAATCTAAAGTATTTGTTCCAAAAAAGGAAGAAAAAACTGAAATTATGAAAGAGATGGAGGGAATGCTTGATTGGTTTAAAAGTAAGAAGAAAGAAATGGAACCACCCCCAGTTCCTACCACTCCTCCTCCTGGGGATAAGTTTTGGCAGGAATCAGATTATGAGTGGGATATTAATTCAGGATCTTATAAATTAAAAGCTAGTGCTTTGGCCCGTTGGGAAAGGGGTGTTATGATGCAAGGTTCTCAAACTGATCCCTGGGAAAAGGATTCAATGTCTGGTGAAAGTAAGTTGTTGCAAGAAAGCAAGGATACACTTGAAAGTATGGGTACTGTTGATAATTTGGAAGGTGAGGCAAAATTATTTAGTTTTACTGCTGCTGCTGACCTTTTTGGTGTTCATGGACAAATTACTGCACCCGTTGTTGAAATTGGGTGGTCTAAAAATTATTCTGGTGTTAATTGCATTGCTTGTGAAGTTGGGAAGCTTAATGATAAATGTAAAGTATGTCATGGTTCAGGTTTAGTTAAAAGTGATGATCTTGTGCCTTTGAATTATAGGCATCATAATCCTGAAGAACAACTTAAAGGTGAAGTTGCTACAGATTCACCACGTTGGCCTAAAGCAATGATTGATCACTCATATAAATGTTTGTATTATTTGTTTGGTGACGCTCAGGGCTCCATTCCCTTGTATCATGCTACATTAATGAGCGATGGATTATATTGTATTACTCATAATAGGAGTTCTGATTTGGGTGCTAAACGTGTATTTTACTTGCGTTGCTTTGAACATGTTGATGAAAATAAAAACAAGTATTATGCTGCTGAAGGAATGGATACGCATGCTAAAAGTGTTGTTTATTTACCCTTGCCTTGTGAGATTGCTAAAGAAATTGCTCAACACGGGTCATTGGGTAGTTTGTTAAGGTACCCTATTCCATCAGTGCTTAAAATGGCCCCAAAGTTAAATGGTTTTAATACTGCTAGAAGAATTTCCACTAATAATAATGTCTGTATGCCAGTTATTATGCCCACTGTTGATTTTCTTACAGGTAATTTGTTAGCTACTAATACTTGTAATTTGTTTACTGATAATGGAATGTGTGGGGCTCCTTATATGGATGAAAAAGGCAAAGTTATTGGTTTACATATTGGTGGTGACAAGGTTAAGAAACAAAACTTTTGTGTCACCCCAAACTTAGCCCCCCCCTCCTAAAGAGGGTGGAGCAAGGCTATTATCCACTTGATTTGGATCGACGAGTGGATTTTAAAAGGCCAGAAAAGGGTTCAGCCCTGTACAGACAGATCCTAGAAAGAAGGTTAGAGTGGGACGGTGAGCAGTCCTTCAAGTATGTTGGTAATGTATTCTTTCCTATTCCTAATAAATCTAGTTATTTCGAACCTCCTAAAGGTTATTCTATGGTTAGTCCTAAGCTTTATAATATTATGTTGGATTTATTTCCTGATGAGTTAAATGGTTTATTTTTGAAGGACAATCCGTATACAAATACTAAGATTTATCCGTTAGCCGAGTATAATGCAGTTTCTAGATACGCAGGTAGTAAAATTCCGATGGATCCTGGAGGGTTAAAGGTCGCCCTCAGGATGGTAGATCAGTGTTTTAGTTGCTTAAAAAATTCGCCAACTTTGCAGATAGAGGACGCTATTCGAAGTGTCCCTTCATCCACTAGTCCTGGATATCCATGGCAGTTGGTGTTTAGAACAAAAAGAGATTTGCAGGATTCTGCTCTCTTTAAAGTTTTCTACTCAAATTATGTTAATGATATTTTACATGGTTATACTCCTCCAATGTATTGGAGAAATTTTATTAAGAAGGAACTTAAGAAAAAGGAGAAGGTTGACAACCATGATCCTCGTTCAGTTCTTTCGCAACCTATGGAAGGTTCTGTTTTGAATAATCAATTGTACCTTCCAATGAACTTGAGAATGTGTCGAGCTGGAGCTTCTATGGAAATTCCCGTTTTTTATGGAGTTACTAAGTTTAATAGACAATGGCACCGTTTAGCCAAGCGTGTGCTTAGGTTTCCTAATATTAATGATGGAGATGTGTCCTTTTGGGATGGATCGGTGCACAAACTAGTCATGCAATTCGTGCGTGATCTTAGACGTTCCTGGTCATCTCATAAGGGGCTCGATAAGTTACATGAATACTATTATAATAATGTGATATTCTCAATGATCGTTGGAGCCATGGGTGATGTTTTTACGAAAACAGGTGGTATGCCTTCTGGGCAAGGTAACACTTTAGCGGATAATTGCATAATACATGTTATTTATTGGTGTTATCATTGGGTTATGGTAGCTTGTGAAGCTAGACCGGATATGTTTAAGCCCACTTGGGAATCTTTCAAAGAACATTGCGAGTTGATTGTGATGGGTGATGATATAATATACTCGTATTCCGATGCTCTGAAACCCTATTTCTTGCCCCCTGTTGTGGCGCGGACTTTTGCTTCCTTTGGTGTGACTCTTAAATATTCTAGTCCCCAACCGCAAAGTATTGATGAAGTTGAGTTTTGTAGTATGAATTTTAAATTGGTTAAAGGAATTTATGTTCCTGTTTTAAAGCATAAAAAGATATTAGCAAGTTTGTGCTATAAGGATAAAGAAGAGGACCACCCTCGAATTCTTCTTAGACGAATGATGTCATTAAGAATAGAGGGATTTTATGATGATAAATTTATGGAAATCCTCAATGCTTTAATACCCGCTTATATTAGTGAACATAAAAAGGCTCTATTGAGTCCTCTTCCAATTGGAAAAGATGGGAAGCCAATTGGAAATGATAACCAAACCTTCGATCAGATTATGGCCCTTCAATGGTCAGATGCCTTGATCGAAGATCTTTATATGTATGTTGATGAATAGTAGATGAAAAGGGAGTTATCTTTTTTCATTTTTTTGGTTAGCTCCCAATCATCAAAGTTAGCCGCGTTTGCTTTTATTTAGCGGCTTTAAATTTTGTAAATGTCTGTTTTTGAAAATTTAGAATTTAAGTATCATGGTAATTACGGTGGTCCTAATTATACTGGGGGAAAGAAAAATGGAGGTTATGATGTGGAACCTGTGGATGATTTGGATGAATTGTTTCGTAAGCATGATTATGATTATGAGAAAATCAATCACGATGAAGCTGATGCCTTGTTTTTAAGACGAGCTGAAAGTATTCCCTGGTCACTCAAAAAGCAAGGTGCGCAACTTGCGTTTGGAGCAAAAAATTTTGGGCACAAAAGACATGTTAAAGAACCCAATTATAAATATCCTTGGGAGTCGCCAGCGGTAACATCTAGAGGCGACTTTAAAATTGCTGAACAAGTTAAAATGAGTGGTCGAGGTGGAAAAAAGAAAGGAATTGGAGCTCGAAAGGCCCGCAAACGAGCTATGATGACTAGAGCTAAAAGTAAGGCTATAGTCCGGAAAAATAAAAAAGTTTTTAGGGCTCATCGTGGTAGAAAGAATACCCCTGCTAGAAGAACTATGGGTGGTATTCGAAGGGGTGGCCGTGGAAAATTGTATACTGCCCCATTAGCACAAGGTCGTGCTTATGCTGGAAATGGAACCATTAGAATGGGTGCTAGTGCAATGAAAAATTGTAATCGTGTTCGCACTAGAATTTATTTAGGTTCTCTTGGTATGGCTACTGGTAGTGGTGCTACGTATTGGTTTAATAATGCTGCCACACCTGTTGATAATAAGGGTAACTGGTTTTTCTGTCCAACGAATTCATTTTACATGAATTTAAATCAGTTTAACACTTTGTCTCGTATGTATCAAACTTATAGTTTGGAAAACGTGAGTTTTGATTTTGAATCTCTGTTGACGCCCGGACAAACTAATGGGTATCGAGTTGTTTATGGCTTCGTTGAAGAACCTAATATGTTGGAGACTTTCATACCCTCTTATTCTCCTTCCACGGTTAACACTAAAAATCAAGTGTTATCTCTTACGCCTTCTAAATCAGTACCGGCTTGGGTAGCTGATTTTACAATTGCCCCACCAAAGAAATTTTATTATAATAAATTGTTGCAACTTCGAGGTACTGATCTTACCACAGGTATTACTACTAGTTCGTTGAGTTATGTCGCTGTTAATAGACAAAATTATGCCTTTGGTATGTTGTTGGTCGTTGATGGCCCAACTCCTGGTGCTAACACTTTGGTTAGTGATATCTTTATGAATGTTGATATTAATTTGTGTGATCTTACAGCGCCTCAGGTTTACGATATTGTTGGCGGGTCTACGTTTAGTAATAGCTCTACTTCTTCGGAAAGTAAGATGTCAGATATGATGGATAGGTTGTCCATCTTGGAGAAAGAATTGAAACAAGAGTTGCCTGACATTGAAGAGGCGAAATTGCCGACGAAGTTGTTAGAAGATGAGCCTGATGTAGTTTATGGTGCTACTGGAAAACCTATTACTACAGTTAGAGATATGCGTTTGACTCGACGCATAGTTTATGATGATGATGAAAAGGTGTGGAGCAGACCTGAGTCTGTCAATTCTAAGAAATCCACATCAAATAAAAGTGGTAAAACTGTAGATTTATCTTGAAGGTCCCCTAGTATAGATTTTACAGATGATGGCCATATCAGTGTATATATGGATGATATGGAAAAAGTTTTGCAAGGTTCTATTTCGTGTGATTATGATTATTGTTTAGACCATCATCGGTATGAGATTAGAGATACTCATACACCAGTTAGTGGTAGTGATTTGATTAAGATAGAGGATTATCATGATACTTTTAGAAGAAAGTATTGTGTTGATGTTGATGTAGGTAATTAATTAAGGGTGAAAGTCCCGGTTTGTATCTTACTTTACGTACATTCTTTTTATGTGGTTTCCGTTTTTCCTAAAACGAGGTCTGTTGATGAAAAGTTGG